TTGATAACAGAGGGCGTTGCAGCGGGGTTGTCACTTAAGCGTATGGTCAACCTGACAACCCGGTGTCCTCAACGGGGAAGGAATAACCCCGCCATACTTACCGCCGCGCCATTTTGCGGGTTGCCACAACCGGAAGCGCACGGTCGAATTAAATTTAACGACACCGTACAGTGAGACGAACTTCGCCGTGCGCTTTCGTGTTGTGTGCCTGCTTTTAACCACGTCAGGCGAGGTGGTATCCTTAAAATCACCACAGTTTTAAGGATTCATTAAGCAATGTCGCAACCACCAATAAATCCGCTTAAGAACATGAAAATTGATTACTGGTATAAAGCGCTTACAGTTGTTGGCGCTGCGTTGTTTGTCTTTAATGGAACGTCTTTTTTTGACAGATATCCCGTTGTTCCATTGGGTTTTTTGTCCTCCGGCATCTTTTTTATTGGTTTGGGGGAGTGGATTAATCACCCTCTCAAAGTGAGATTTATTGGCCCTGGAGTTTGGACTCGTGGATATAATCGTTCTTCGTGCGCACTCGGTATCATCTTCGACATACTTGGTTGTTTCCTGATTGTTACAGGAGTCGTCAAGTTCTTCTGATGTAAAACCGCAAATGGGGCACGTAACGGGAATTTTGAAAAGCGTTTCTCCGGGTTCCAGAACAAAATTTTCTGCGGTCTGATTTTGCTTCTCATATTTGTGCTCCGCGTCATTGTGAGAGCACATTCTTATTCTGAGTGCCTGTTTAAACTCACTGAAGCTGAGAGCTTCTTCGCCTTCGGCAAGGCCTTCGAAGTATTCTTCGTAAGCCTTTTCCATGATTGTGTCGAAATCCATATCACTCACCTGAGTTTCTTTCCAGCCAGCGACGGGCACCATTTTCGGTTTTAAACGTTTTGCTTTTGGTATACGTCATCACGGTGAACGTACCGTCCTGGTTGGGGAACACGCCACATACCAGAGATTCGCTGTTGCCAAGATCGATAGTATCCATGCTGACCTCATTTCCCCTTAACGCCGGGGTAGCGGAACAAAAACCTGCTGCATAGTTATTAAAGTTGAACCCTGCCGTCATGTTCTTACGCCTCGGGCTGGCTACTTAACCCCTGACCACTGCCTGGTAACTCGAAGTATTGCCCTGCATTCTGTGGGGCGGGGTGAGTGGCAGGTATATAATGTACTTTGCGTTCATTGTTGTAAAGTACTTTTAGTACATTTTGTGTGTAAAAAAATGAGATGGGATAAAGTGAAGCACAAACCCGGAGGAAGGCGCTACCGGATTTATGCTGGTTTAAGAGGCTTTTTGTTTTTTCTTTCGTGCTAACTCTTCGTAAATTGCATTGTACTTCTGTTTTTTCTCTTCAAGAGTTTTTAAAAGTTCATCTGTCTCACTGTCAGGGAGCTCGTCCAGAAGGTCAATGATGATTTTTTGTCTTGGATTTAACTCCTGATAGAAACGTACCTGTCCACTTTCTTCTGTATCCTCTCCCAAAAGATAGGTTGGTGTTGTTCCTATTAGTGTTGCTAATTCCCTTAATTTCTCCCGGCGAGGAATTGTTTCGCCATTAAACCATTTGCTAACCGCTTTTGGTGTTAATTTCATTCGACGGGCAATTTCTGCCTGCCTTCCATGTTGTTCATAACCAGCGTTTTCACAGGCTAGCGCAAGCCTACTGGCGAACTCTTTACGCGCTTTATCTTCATGAACCATAAGTTCAATGATATTCGCTCTTGAATGTACTGTCAGTTCTGCTATAGCATGTACTCAAAGTTCACATTGTGAGGGTGATATGAACCAGAAAACACTTGAAGATGTAATCAAAACTGTTCGCGTTGCTGTTGTGGCCGACGTTTGTGGTGTCAGCCAAAGAGCAATCTATAAATGGATGGATAACGGAAAATTGCCTCGCACAGAATATACCGGCGAAACAAATTACGCTGAAAAAATCGCTCTTGCATCAAACGGATTATTTTCTGCCGATGCAATTTTAACTATTGGCAGGAATAAAACTACTACGAAAAAGCTGATGGGAGTTGATTCATGAAAATCAAGCATGAACACATCCGCATGGCGATGAATGCCTGGGCGCATCCGGACGGCGAAAAAGTACCGGCTGCGAAAATTACCAAAGCGTATTTCGAGCTGGGAATGACGTTCCCGGAACTGTATGACGACAGCCATCCGGAAGCCCTGGCCCGTAATACCCAGAAAATTTTCCGTTGGCTGGATAAAGACACCCCTGATGCTGTTGAAAAAATGCAGGCTCTGTTACCGGCGATCGAAAAGGCGATGCCGCCTTTGCTGGTGGCCCGTATGCGCAGCCACAGTTCTGAATATTACCGTGAGATCGTCGAACGGAGGGATCGGCTGGTGAAGGATGTCGATGATTTTGTTGCGTCAGCGGTTGTTTTGTATGACCAGATGAATCGCGGCGGCCCGGCAGGGAATGCTGTGGTGATGCACTAAAAGCACGGTGTTCGGGGGTTTTATGAGCAGCAAGCTTCATGGTCTTGTCTGGGAAGGGTGCGCCTTCACCGGCATGATCTTATCCAGGGTGGCGGTTATGGCCCGTCTTGCAGACTACAGCAATGACGAGGGCGTGTCATGGCCTGCCATTGAAACTATCCGGCGTCAGATCGGTGCAAGAAGTGAATCCACAGTGAAATCGGCTATTGCAGAACTGGCGAAAGAGGGCTGGCTGACGAAGGAAGAGCGTAAGGTCGGTGGGCGTAATGTAAGCAATATCTATCGGCTTAATGTGGAAAAACTCGAAGCAGCTGCGGCGGCGGCGCGTGAGTCATATAAACCGAAAAGAAAAATTAGCCCGGCAAAAAATGACCCGTTAACAGTTGACCCGTCAAATATTGACCCCTCAACGGTTGACCCGTCAAATTTTGATGGATCAACTGTTGATAAAAAACTGCCGATTAGGGGGGCGATGATTGACCCCGATCCGTCAGTATTAAAACCTGATCCGTCAGATAAAAGATCTTCTTGTCCGGACGCTTCGCAACCGGACCCGCAGACGGCTGAACAGGATTTTTTAACCCGACACCCTGACGCGGTTGTGTTCAGTGCGAAAAAACGCCAGTGGGGAAGTCAGGAAGATTTGGTGTGCGCACAGTGGATCTGGGGACGAATCGTGAGTCTTTACGAGCAGGCGGCCAGCGATGATGGCGAGATCACTAGACCGAAAGAACCCAACTGGACAGCATGGGCCAATGACGTTCGCACAATGCGGATGCTGGATGGCAGAACTCACAGACAAATTTGTGAAATGTTTGGGCGTCTCCAGCGGGATTCGTTCTGGGTAAAAAACATCATGAGTCCGGCAAAACTCCGGGAAAAATGGGATGAACTGGTTATCCGCCTGGGGCGTTCGCCTGCGCAGCGTTGCGTGAATCACATTTCTGAACCGGACACTGAAATACCGCCGGGATTCAGGGGGTGACGTGTCATGAAAAACATTGCGGCAGTTGGGGTTCTTGAACGTATTCGCAGACTTGCACCACAGGGGTCGGTTCCACCGTACCGGACGGTGGAGGAGTGGCGGGAATGGCAACTTGCTGAAGGACGAAAACGCAGCGAGGAGATTAACCGCCAGAATCGCCAGTTGCGGGTGGAAAAAATCCTGAATCGTTCGGGCATCCAGCCTCTGCACAGCAAATGCTCGTTTGCAAATTATCAGGTGCAGAACGACGGGCAAAAATACGCGCTGAGCCAGGCCAAATCCATAGCTGACGAACTGATGACCGGGTGCACGAATTTTGTGTTCAGCGGTAAAACCGGCACCGGGAAAAATCACCTTGCAGCGGCGATGGGCAACCGGCTGATGGTGAAGGGGCGCAGCGTGATTATCGTCACCGTGTCTGACGTCATGAGCGTGTTGCATGACAGCTACGACAACGGCAAATCCGGGGAAAAATTTTTACAGGAGCTTTGCGGGGTTGATTTGCTGGTCCTGGATGAAATAGGCGTTCAGCGGGAGACGAAAAACGAGCAGGTGGTATTGCACCAGATAATTGATCGCCGGACAGCATCACTGTGCAGTGTCGGGATGTTAACAAACCTGAATCATGCCGCAATGAGTACGCTTCTTGGTGAGAGGATTATGGACCGCATGACCATGAACGGTGGTCGATGGGTGACGTTTAACTGGGATAGCTGGCGTCCAAATGTCAGCAATATGAGGGTTGTGAAGTAATTTTGTCCGGAGGAAATTTTAATGGAAACCGTATCTGACGCACTGAAAGCACTGAAAAAAGCCTCTTCACATGTGGTGGCAGCTCGCCTTGGAATCAGTCGTGAAGAGGCTGTTAACGAGCTGTGGGAACTCAAAAGAAATGGCGTCGTTGATAAAACTGGTCACACCTGGTTTCTGGCTGGCGAAGGTGAATCCCGGGTAACCGAAGAGCGGCCAGTAAAATCTGAAGCACAGGATATGCTGACCGGGGAGGTCGAACAAAAAGTTACCGCAGACATGATGATTGAGTTTATCGGTCAGGATGGGGCTAAAACGTGTGAGGAACTGGCGGGTAAGTTCGGTGTCAGTACTCGCAAGGTTGCTTCCACGCTGGCGGTGGTAACCGCAACGGGGCGGCTGGCACGCGTTAATCAGAACGGTAAATTTCGTTACTGCATGCCGGGCGATAATTTACCAGCAGAGCCGAAAGCCGCGCTGGTAACGGAAAGTGATGGTAAGGCCTTTCCTCAGCCAGCAGGTGCTGCGTTACCAGTCCGGGAAGCCGCAACACAGGAAGAAATTAAAACAGAAACTGTGGCGGACATTGTGCAGCCGTTGCCATCGTTTACCGAAACGCAAGCAGATGAGCTGATTTTTCCGTCCCTTCGCAGGGCAAACCTGGCGCTGCGCAGGGCGAAAAGTGATGTTCAGAAGTGGGAGCGAGTCTGCGCCGCGCTGCGGGAGTTGAACAAGCACCGGGATATTGTTCGACAGATTACTGATTCTTCCCGCCGTGTTGTATCGGAAAAGTGATTGCCGGAGGCGCTTATGGCAAAAGTATTTACACAAGAAGAGCGGGAAAAAATTAAAGGGCAGGTTGTTGAGCTAGTACGCCGGAGTGGGCGCGAGACGTTACGGCAACTGGAAGCCAAGACAGGTGCGACAAGATATCTGATGAGCGTTCTGGCCAGAGAACTGGTTGCCAGTGGCGATGTATACAACTCTGGTTACGGGTTATTCCCGTCTGAACAGGCGCGTAAGGACTGGCAAAATGCCCGTAAAAAGCTCTCAAGGGCAAAGCTGAAGAAACCTGCAGTGGTTGATCCGGACCTTATCTGGTCGTTACCAGACGGCGAAATACGCCGCTACGACAGGCGTATGAACATAATCTGTCGCGAGTGCCGGAAGAGCGAAGCTATGCAGCGTGTACTGGCATTTTATCAAGGAAATGTTAGGTATTTTAGACGTTACTAGATTAAAGAGCATTAGTTCAGATGTGAATTGACATTTTCATGGCGCAGGGTAGAGCCAGCGTGGTTGTCCGCTTTGCGTCAAAACCAGATATTACCAGATTTAGACATATATTCCCGATAGCCCTGCTCTGATGCTACACTCTGTGCTATTTTCATGACCCCAATAAAAATATTTATGACTATTGCTGATTTCAAACGGCCTAAATTGGAGCTCCCAAACGGGGCAAACAAACTACTACTGCACTCTTGCTGTGCTCCATGTTCCGGTGAAGTGATGGAGGCGCTTCAGGCCTCGGGAATCGACTACACCATCTTTTTCTACAACCCGAACATTCATCCTCAGAAAGAGTATTTAATTCGTAAGGATGAAAATATTCGCTTTGCTGAACAACACGGCGTGCCGTTTATCGATGCTGATTACGACACCGACAACTGGTTTGAACGTGCCAAAGGAATGGAATGGGAGCCTGAGAGGGGGATCCGTTGTACCATGTGTTTTGACATGCGTTTTGAGCGGACAGCGTTGTACGCTGCTGAAAATGGTTTCAGTGTGATCAGTAGTTCACTGGGCATTTCACGCTGGAAAAATATGCAGCAGGTTAACGAGTGTGGGCGGCGAGCTGTTGCGCATTATCCGGGTATGGTGTACTGGGATTATAACTGGCGCAAGCAGGGCGGCTCGTCCCGTATGATTGAAATCAGCAAGCGCGAAAAATTCTATCAGCAGGAATATTGTGGCTGTGTGTATTCTCTGCGCGATACCAATCTACACCGCAAATCTCAGGGACGCCCTCTTATCAAAATTGGCCAACTCCACTACGGAAAAGAAGAGAAGGAGTGATTTTATGGATCACCTTTCTGATTGATTTCATATTGGCGAGGTGACGTGAGTTAAGTAGAATGGCTGCGGGTGCTTGAGGCTATCTGTCTCAGGCATGAACACTGAAAGGCAGATAGAGAAAAGCCCCAGTTAACATTACGCGTCCGGCAAGACGCTTAACATTAATCTGAGGCTCAATCTATGAACGGCAAATCTAGGTTAGCCTCTTACGCGCCGAAAGGCAAGGAGAAGCAGGCTATGAAGCAGCAAAAGGCGATGTTAATCGCCCTGATCGTCATCTGTTTAACCGTCATAGTGACGGCACTGGTAACGAGGAAAGACCTCTGCGAGGTACGAATCCGAACCGGCCAGACGGAGGTCGCTGTCTTCACAGCTTACGAACCTGAGGAGTAAGAGACCAGGCGAGGGGGAAATCCCTCGCCACCTCTGATGAGTCAGGCATCCTCAACGCACCCGCACTTAACCCGCTTCGGCGGGTTTTGTTTTTTCCTGGCATTCTGGTTTACAATTCGCACGTCAGCCTGAACACCTGACACCTGCTGCGCCAGCAGAGAAAACAGATGGCGCACAAAACCAAATTTCACAATTCTGATACCGACCTTGCCATCCGGCATGGGCGGCGTTCACACGCATTTAAAACCGACTGGTACCAACACCCACCATGTACTGAAGAACAGGCCGAATGGCTAATTCATAACTACCGCAGACGCGGATACGAGATTAAGAAAGCCCTCAGCCTCGATTATCGTCACTGGATAATCTATGTCAGGCTCCCTTATTCCGAACGCTCACCGCGCCCATCCCGCACATTCCAGCAACGCATCTGGAGGTAACGTGCGGATATTACTTCGACCTGTTCTGGTACCGGAACTCGGGCTGGTGGTCCTTAGGCCGGGCCGTGAATCCATGCAAGTATTTCATAACCCTCGAGTGCTGGTGGAGCCTGAACCGAAAAGCATGCGCGGTCTGCCGTCCGGAGTCGTCCCTGCCGTTCGCCAGCCGCTGGCGGAGGATAAATCATTACTGCCATTTTTCAGCGATGAGCGTGTGATTCGTGCTGCTGGCGGCGCTGGCGCACTGTCTGACTGGCTCCTGCGTCATGTTAAATCCTGCCAGTGGCCTCATGGAGACTATCACCACAGTGAAACCGTCATACATCGTTACGGTACCGGCGCAATGGTGTTGTGCTGGCACTGCGACAACCAGCTGCGCGACCAGACATCCGAATCACTCGGGCAGCTTGCTCAACAAAATCTGACAGCCTGGATGATTGACGTCATACGTCACGCAATAAGTGGTGCACAGGAACGGGAATTATCGCTGGCTGAATTATCCTGGTGGGCGCTCTGCAATCAGGTAGCGGACGCACTACCGGAGGCAGTATTACATCGTTCTCTGGGGTTACGCGCGGAAAAAATCCACTCAGTATACCGCGAGAGCGACATCATACCGGGAGAGCAGACAGCCACCAGCATACTGAAGCAGCGCACAAAAAATATTGCGCTACCACTTCACGCCCACCAGCAACAAATCCGGCCACAGGAAAAGACGGTGGTCAGCATTGCCGTTGATCCGGAGTCACCGGCTCAGTATCTCCAGCGCCAGAAACCACAACGGGAAGAGATGCCTGTATACACGCGCTGGGTAAAAACGCAGAAATGCATGACGTGCGGTAATCAGGCAGATGATCCGCATCACATCATTGGTCATGGACTGGGAGGGATGGGAACAAAGGCTGACGATTTGTTTGTTATTCCGTTGTGCCGTAAATGCCATAACAAACTACATGCCGGAGTAAAAGATTTTGAAGAAAAACACGGCAGTCAGCTGTTGTTGCTGATTCGTTTTTTAATGCACGCGAGAAATTCGGGTGTTCTGAAGTGGAAAGCATAAATGACCGAACGCATAGAATTTGTTTTGCCTTACCCGCCGACGGTGAACACTTACTGGCGACGCCGTGGCAGCACATATTTTATCTCGGAGGAGGGAAAGCGTTATCGCCGGGCTGTGGCGCTTATTGTTCGCCAGCAGCGGCTGAAATTAAGCCTGTCCGGACGGCTGGCAATAAAAATTATTGCAGAGCCACCGGATAAGCGCCGTCGTGACCTGGACAATATCCTGAAAGCACCACTGGATGCGCTGACGCATGCCGGACTTCTCATAGACGACGAGCAGTTTGATGAAATCAATATTGTGCGCGGTCAGCTCGTTCCTGGTGGGCGGCTGGGGATAAAAATCACAGAACTGGAGTGCGCATGAATAACCAGTATTTACAGTTTGTGCGTGAGCAGCTCATTATCGCCACCGCTGATTTGAGTGGGGCAACAAAAGGTCAGCTTGAAGCCTGGCAGGAGAATGCCATGTTCGATACAGGGCGTTACAGGCGAAAAAAAATCCGGTACCGCGATGAAGTGACTGGAAAAATGATAACGCGGGATAATCCACCAATCCCGGGAAAACAATCACTGGCGAATGGCTCATCAATTGCCCTGGTCAGCCCGGTTGAGTTTTCGACATCATCATGGCGGCGGGCTTTGCTGTCTCTTGAAGAGCATCATAAAGCCTGGTTGTTGTGGTGTTACGGCGAGAGTATTTGTTGGGAATATCAGATCGCGATAACACAGTGGGCGTGGAATGAATTTAATACTCAATCCGGTACCAGAAAAATTGCAGGGAAAACGCAGGAACGCCTGAAAAAATTAATCTGGCTGGCGGCGCAGGCAGTAAAAGCAGAACTTTTTGGTGGGGAAGGTTATGAATACCAGGAGCTGGCATTACTGGCGGGAGTGACAACTAAAAACTGGTCCAAAACATTTACTCGTCACTGGGTTGCAATGAAACACATTTTTCAACGACTGGATAGTGAGGCTTTATTGTTTGTAATGAGAACACGTTCAAAACAAAAGGCGGCATTTTCAAAGCAAAGTGTTGCAAAAGTAGATTGAAAGGCATATATTTCATGCAAATCTGATATTTTGCCGATTTTGTACGTGATGGCAAAAGCAAACAAAACCCGCCCACAAGCGGGTTTTTTTGTGCCACTTATCTCGGATAGACATGGTGAATGCGCTGGTGGAGGAGCTAAGGGTGATTTTTAACCAGGTGATTTTTGAATGCTTGCAACATTGATTTCGTAACGTTATTATCCTGCGCCCGGCCCTTTAGCTCAGAGGTGAGAGCGAGCGACTCATAATCGCCAGGTCGCTGGTTCAAATCCAGCAAGGGCCACCATCACATACCGCCATTAGCTCATCAGGATAGAGCACCAGCCTTCGAAGCTGGTTGCGCGGGGGTCGAGTCCTCGATGGCGGTCCATTATCTGTACCCTGCGTTGTTAGCTCAACCGGACAGAGCAATTGCCTTCTAAGCAATCGGTCACTGGTTCGAATCCAGTACAACGCGCCAGACTTATTTTTCCCGGCTCGCTTTTGCGGGCCTTTTTTTTAAATGTCTCACAATTCAGACGGTTGACAGTTGTCTGTTTTGCGGGGAGTTTGTTAAAAGAAACTGGCATGGTGAATCCCCCTGTGCGGAGGGGCAATCAGCGAGTAGGTATATGGGATAATCGCGGATTCAGGTGCTGGTACTGAATTCACCGGGAGGCACCCGGCACCATGCAGTTGACTGAAACCATGTATACTCTCAGGCCCCACGCACATGTGTTGGGGCCTTTTTACATGCAAAAAAAAGCCCGCATATGGATACGGGCGGCAAGGAACAAAAAACGTGAAGTGATCTATTCAGCCAGTGGATAATACCCTGACGTTACCATATTGCGCAATCGCGCATTCTTTCTTTTTCGCTCCCCTTATAACTACGCCATCCGTTCGCTGCGGAGGTGAGGCTATGAAATCCATGGATAAAATTTCAACGGGCATTGCCTACGGCACCTCCGCAGGCAGTGCTGGCTACTGGTTTTTACAGTGGCTTGATCAGGTCAGTCCGTCACAGTGGGCTGCGATTGGTGTACTGGGGAGTCTGGTTCTGGGCTTCCTGACATATCTGACTAACCTGTATTTCAAAATCAGAGAGGACCGTCGTAAGGCTGCACGGGGAGAGTAATTCAATGACTCAAAACTATGAACTGATTGTGAAAGGGATCCGCAATTTTGAGAATAAAGTTACGGTAACTTTAGCGTTACGGGACAAAAAACGCTTTGACGGTGAAATTTTTGACCTGGACATCTCGCTGGACCGTGTTGAAGGTGCCGCGCTGGAGTTTTATGAGGCAGCAGCCAGAAGGAGCATCAGACAGGTCTTCCTGGATGTTGCTGCCGGGTTATGTGAAGGGGATGAGCAGTCACCGGAAAAGCGCCCCATAATTTTAGAGGCGCAGGGTGTGTGGATAACCTACAAAGGAAAACTGCCGGGAAGAATTACTGGTTCACTGAAGACTCCGCCGAAATGGTAATTTCA